TTAGAGCAGTAATTGCTGGAGTATTAAATGTTACTAATAATCAAACTATACAAATAAGAGTAAAGGATGGAACTTCAATACTAGTAGATAGTGGACCTAAATCTATCTCAAATATTACAGGAGATATCTTTTCTCTAAATATAGACTTTACTATAAGGCAGTTAGGAGCAGCTGGTGTAGCATCTATTGTAACTTTAGGCACCTTTCATTATACTAAAACATCAAACGGTGTCAATGAAGGTTTTGCATTTAATGCAGTCAATAACACCACATTTGATACTACAATAAGTAATACATTAGATGTAACTGTACAATGGGGAGCTGCTAATCCAGGTAATAGTATATATAGTGATATATTTGTTTTAAATAAGATATATTAATGAGTACTAGAATAGAATTAAAATCACAATCTACACCACCTGTTGGAGCTACATTAATGAAGACAGGTCAAACTATATCCACTAATACTGGGGATGATGGTGCTACACAGAGAGGAAGACTGTTAGACTTTTTAACATTAAATAGTAATAATCCATTTGGAAATACTAATAGATTTACAGATAAATCTGGTAATCAAACATATACTAATTCAGTAGCTTTTGACTGGTCTACATATGATGGTTCTACAGTACTTGCTTATTATTATGGTGATAATACAACTAGACCTTGGGCAGATCAACTTACTCAACATACAGGAGCTACATTTGATGGTTTAACAGGATGGTATTTAACCAACTTTGTTGAAATGATTAATATCATGAACTTTGGATTAATGGCTAACTACCAATTAAACTACGCCCCTTTTAATACAACAAGAAGATATTTTTGGATATCAACTCAAGTAACTGGAACTGGTGGATGTCTTACTGATTTAGCTGGTGTAAACCCATTTACTCAAACAGGTAAACAAAATGCTTTTTGGGGTATTTGGGTAAGAGTATGTAATGTTTCAGGAACAACAATAACTTAAAATATAAATTATGCCAACATATGCATTTCCACAATTTGATGTAGAGATAGTTGACCCTACAGTTACTATTGATATGAATACTATATCTGATAAAGCAATAGATAAGCTTTTAGCTGTAAATGTTTTACTTACTACAGATACAGCTAAGTTTGGAGTAAGATTAGAAGATATGCCTTATAATCCATCTTGGGAAGATTCAGATGTACCAGGAATGGTAGATTTAAAACTGCAAGAATATATTGTATAAATGGCTTATATAAATGTACAAGGAACTACTGCAGGTACTCAGATAATATATGAAGCACCTGAAGAAATTACATCTTGTATAGTTGTATATATTAGACTTAACAATCCTAATGCATACACTATAACATTATCTAGGTATGAGGCATCAACCGCATCAACAGTAAATTTATATACAAATACATTAGCTGCCGGAGATAGTGTAATTGATACAACTACATATGTATTATATCCTGGGGATAAAATAATTTTAACTACTACATCTCCTGGAACTGTATATTTAGCATTAATAAGTAGTTTATGAAACAATTAGTTGATGCAAATGGTAATATATTTGGCACATCTACAGTCCAAATTATAGGTTCAGATGGCAAACCTAAAACAACAGGTGGATCTGGAGGTACACCATCAGGCCCGGCAGGAGGAGACTTATCTGGTACATATCCTAATCCAGCGGTAATATGGACAAATGGTTTACCTACATATAATTTATCTTATTATCCATTAGCATCAAATCCAGCAGGATACTTAACATCATTAGCATTATCACCATATTTAACAATTACTTCTGCAGCATCAACATATTTACCAATTGGTGGTGGATCAATGACAGGTTTTTTAACATTAAATGCAGATCCTACTTCTTCCTTACATGCTGCTACAAAACAATATGTAGATAACTTGTCAGGTGGTATTAACTTTCACGCACCTGTGCACGCAGCCACTACAGCTAATTTATCAGCTACATATTCAAATGGAGTATCTGGTGTAGGAGCAACATTAATAGCTACATTAAATGGAGCCATAGTAGTTGATACTCATACCTTAGCTGCTGGAGAAAGAGTATTAGTATGGCAACAATCTGCCGGATTAGAAAATGGTATCTATGATGTTACCAATACAGGATCACCATCTACACCATTTATACTTACTAGATCAGCTGATGCAGATAACTCACCTACAGGAGAATTACAAAATGGAGACTTTTGTTTTGTACAACAAGGAGCAACATATGGTGGATTTGGTTTTATACTAAATACAACGGGAACTATAACTGTAGGAACAACAGCAATTAATTATGTACAGTTTAACGCTGCACAAGCAGTAGCTGCTGGATATGGTTTACAGGAGTTATCTCCAAATATACTTTCAGTAGATACCTCTTTAATTGCAACTATTACTAGCTTAGGATCATATCTTACAACAGCATCTGCTGCAGCAACTTATTATCCTCTAACAAATCCTGCAGGGTATACATCTAACACAGGTACAGTAACTTCTATAGCTACGTCAGCTCCTATTACAGGAGGAACTATTACTGGATCAGGCACTATTGGTATAACACAGGCAACAACATCAACAGATGGGTATCTGTCTTCAACTGACTGGAATACATTTAATAATAAACAAAATAGTCTAACAGCTGGGTATGGTATTACTGGCATTCCAACTCCTGCAGTATCATTAACATCAACTCAAGTATTTGCTACAGCAACAACTTCCATAAATGCAGCTACATATATAGATATAACTGGATGTAGTGTATCATTAGCCGCAGGGACATGGTTAATAACAGGTTTTGTAGTTGGAGCAGCAGCTAACTTAATTATACAATGTTTTGTTGCAATTAGAGATGGATCAAATAATGTTATTGCTGCAGCAGCAATGTCAAGACCTGCCTCTGGTACAGCATCATTAAACTCCCCAATTTCAGTATCTTGGTCAGCACTTGTTACACCAGCAGCAACTACAACGTATAAGCTAAGTGCAGCTAGAGGATTAACAACACATACTTCAACTTGGACTGTGTATGATGGAACAGGTTATAATACTTCCAACCATGCTACAGATAACTCTGACAAAGGCACTAATATATTAGCAATAAGAATTGCCTAAGTAGTTATACGTAATTTGTAAAATTTTTTGTATATTATATATATATTTATAATTATAATAACAATAGAAATGGATTCAGCAACAATAAGTATGTACGGCATAGGAGCAATAGTAGCAGTAATAGGCTACTTTTTAAGAATGACTCATATGGACCTTAAAAAAGTTATGGATAACCAAGTCAAAGTACTTGAAGACCAGGGTAAATTAAAAGGTAAAATAGAACTTGTAGAACAAGAATCTAGACTAAAATATCAGGCACTTGCTGAATCAACACAGTTAGAGATAAAAAACTTAGCAAGAAATGTAAGTGAACTATCAACAGCTGTAAAAGAATTAATTATAAACAGATGATGAATAGATATTATAGACCCACACCAATTAAGTGGAGAAAAGTAGGTGATGCTCTTTTAGCAGCAAGCACTACTATAACTACATTTGCAATCTATGAGCAAGTGGAATGGTTAGCATATGTAGCTCTAATAACTGGTGTACTGGGTAAATTTTTAACCAACTTGTTTGTAAGAAAATAACAAGTTTAATATAAATCAAAAATCAACAACATGGCAAAGAAAAAAGTAAATGTTGATGTAACTGTAGAGACAGAAAAGTCAAAGGTTACTGTACAGAAAAAAGAAAAGAAGGTTAAAGTAGCAGTAGATACTCCTAATGTGGATGTTACTTATAACCAAGAAGATGAAAGTAACAAAGAATTTGTACTAGATAGTAAAAATCTTGATGTTACAGTAAAAAAAGAAGCTGACAAAACTACAGTAGAAGTAAAGTCAGAAAAAGGCTTTCTTAAGCAAGTAGGCAAAGTTCTTTCTAAAGTAGTTCTTAAAAGATTCAAAAAGAATTAGTCATGTCAGCATTAGATATATCAAAGATTAAACAGTACCCTCTTAAAGAAACACAGTATGTGAAAGAGGATACCACTAAGAGACAGATAGTGCTTCATCATACAGCAGGAAACTCTTCTGCATTAAATACCATGATTAACTGGAATAATGATGATAGAGGTAGAATAGCAACATGTGTAGCTATTTCCGGTAAAGGTGCTACTAATTCTTATGACGGTGAAATAGTACAAGGATTTCCATCTAAGAACTGGGCATACCATTTAGGAGTTAAACAAGAAGTGTTTGCAGCATATGGTGTAACATATCAGAACCTAGATAAACTTTCTATAGGTATAGAAATTTGCAACTGGGGCCCTCTTACTAAGAAAGGTACTAAGTTCTATAACTATGTAGATAGAGAAGTTCCAAGAGACCAAGTATGTACATTAGATACAGCTTATAAAGGATATAAACACTGGCATGCTTATACAGATGCTCAGATAGAAGCAGTAAGACAGTTGCTTGTATACTGGAAAGGTATACACAATATTGATATTAAATATAAAGAAGCTGATATGTGGAATGTGTCCAAACCAGCTTTAAGTGGTGTGCAAGGAGTCTATACACATAACTCTTACAGAAATGATAAGACAGATGTATCTCCTCAACCTAAGTTGATAGCAATGCTTAAAACTTTAGTATAATGAAATTAAGAAATAACTGGAGAGCAAAAAATAAACAGTGGGATAAATTTATTATAAAGCTCCGCATAAGTACTGTAGACATATTTAGCTTAGAGATTGATATCTCTAGAGAGTTTTATATGATTACACTTTTAAATTTATGTATAAAAAATAGATAACAATGAGAACAGCAAGTAAAAAAATGCAAATGGGTGGTACAAAACAAGCAAAAAAGATTGTTAAAAAAGTAACATCAATGGCAAAAGCAGGCAAAGCTCCTGCAATGAAAAAAATGCAAAATGGAGGTGCTAACACAGATCCTCTTAGTGGTAAAGGTAGATGTAAAATGGGTGAATGTGGACCATCAGCAGGTGGTTCAAGAGGAGCAGCAAGACAAAAATCATCATCAGCAAGATCTTTTAGCAAACCTAAATTTAAAAGAACAAAAGTTAGGTTTTAATACTTAAAGTAAAACTTTAACCCAGGCTATCTAACAGTCTGGGTTTTTTTGTTTTAAATATTTTTAGTTTAAACTTTTATTATATATTTGTATAAATTAAAAAAATATAAAATGGAAAACCAACAAGAAGAAATGAACCTAAGTCCAGAGGAATTAGCAGAAAGAAAAGAAGAAATGAAAAAGTTCTTTGATGAGTCTATTCCTTATTTAGAATCTCAAGCACAGTATGAAAAGCTTATGACTGAGATTGAGGAAGCTAGATTTAAAAGAGCTACTTTTCAGTATCAGTTTACTATGATGATGCAGAATACACAAGGGCCTGAAGAAGGATCTGAAGTAGAAAAGGATGACTTTCCAATTCCACCACCATCAAAAGAAAGAAAACTTAAAAAAGGCTAACAATGGCTTTAGTAAATCAAGTACAGAAAAAAGTTAAAATGCCCAAATGGGATGTTGTAAAGTATCAGATATTAACTCACTGTTATATTAACCGCATAACAGTGAGTGAGTCTGATCTTAACTGTCTTACTTTACTAAGTTTCAATCAGCCAATTGAGTTAACTAATTTTTGTTTAGATGCATCTTCAGAAGAGGACTGGATTTTTAAATCTCCTCAGACTGTAAGAAACTGCATTAATAAAGCTGAGAAAAATAAGTTAGTAATAAAAGACAGCAACAATAAAAAACTAATTATGCTAAACCCAAATTTGAAAATTCAAACAGAGGGTACTATTTTATTAGACTATAAATTCTTAGGCTATGATACCGAAGAAAGTAAATAGACTATATAAACAAGCTGCTGAAGACTTAAATGTTGATGAATCACTAATAGAAAACTTATCAGATTTTTTTTATAAAGAACTTAAAAATGCCTTATCAAATCTTAGTCACCCAAGAATTAATGCAGATGGTCTAGGACATTTTGTAGCTAAAAAAAGTGCAGTAAGAAAAGCAATACCAAAGTATAGTGAAAAACTAGAAGACCATGACACATCAACATTTGGTGCTTATCACAATAAGAAGCAAATGGAATCTAAACTTGAGTTACTCATTAACTTAGATAAAATGATAACTGAAGAGGAAGAATTTAAACAAGAATTTAAAAATAAAAAGTATGGCAACACTAAAGGAAATTTGGAAGAATAGAAAACAAATCTTTGAAGGTATTACTAACTCAATAATTAAAGATGCTGTAGTAGAGCAAGTAGCAGACTTAAGATATGAGATCTGTTATACTTGTGAACACAAGGGTAGAAAGTGTGCAGTAAAAGGAACAGCTCCTTGCTGTAACTTATGTGGATGTTCTCTTGCATTTAAAACAAGAGCCTTATCTACAGAGTGTCCGGATGGCAGATGGAAAGCAATTATTTCTGAGAAAGAAGAAGAAAGGCTAGATGAGTTATGAGTATAGTATTTAATGCACAGGACCATAGTTATAAAAGTTTAGATGGTGAATCAATAGACTGGATAAGTGTTACTACACTTGTTTCACATTTTAAGAAACCATTTGATGCTAAAAAAATAGCTGAAAAAGTTTCTAAAAATAAAAAGTCTAAATGGCATGGAATTGAGCCGGCTATTATTCAACAGATTTGGACTAATGAGTCAGACAGATCTACCACTCTGGGAACATGGTATCATAACCAAAGAGAGTCTGATATATGTTCTTTTGCTTCTATAGAAAGAGAAGGTATAACTGTTCCTGTATTTAAACCAACTGAAGTTAAAGAAGGAATTAAAATAGCTCCTCCACAAAAGCTTGAAGCAGGAGTTTATCCTGAGCATATGGTTTATCTTAGATCAGCCGGTATATGTGGCCAATCAGATTTAGTAGAGATAGTAAATGGTAAAGTAAATATCATAGACTATAAAACAAACAAAGAAATTAAAAGGGAGTCTTATGTAGACTGGGATGGCAAATCTGAAAAGATGTTACCACCAGTAGATACATTAGATGACTGCCACTTTTATCACTATGCTTTACAGTTGAGCATTTATATGTATATTATATTAAAGCATAATCCTAAACTTAAACCAGGAAGAATATTTATACACCATGTTATATTTGAAGTAGAAGGAGAAGATAGCTGGGGATATCCTATAACTAAAAAAGATTCAAATGGTGATCCAGTAGTAAAAGAAGTTATACCAATTGCAATACCATATTTAGTTGATGAAGTAATAGCAATAATTCACTACCTTCATGACAACAGACACAAACTAAAAAAGAAATGATAGTTAAACTATTTGACATACAGAATAACAAGATAGTTCCAACAGAACACTGTTATACTTTAAAAGCACTAAAGGATATAATGGAAAACTATCCTGAAGATTATCTAAAGATTTATCAGTACTTGTTTTACATGACCTGTCCTAATCCAGATATGAATCCTTTTTTCCATACCCCAGATATAGATAAGGAGTCATTAATATTACAACAAATAGAAGCTGAGTTTTCTCCAGAAGATGATGATATATTTGTTGCTCTTCAGTTTTGCCAGAGAATGTATGAAACACCTACATCCAGAGCATATAAAGGAATTGCATCTATGTTAGATAGATTAGGAAGATACATGGAGACTACACCAATTAGTCATGGTAGAGATGGAAATATTACTGCTCTTGTAAATGCTGCTAAAAACTATGAAGCAATTAGAAACTCTTTTAAAGGGGCCTATAAAGATCTTCAAGAAGAACAGCAAAGTAGAGTAAGAGGTGGTTTAGGAATGGCATATGACATGTAATGAGTGCAATATTTGAAGATATACCAACTTGGGATAATGGATCCTGGACAATGACAAGCTTTGCTTCAAGAGAAGAATTTTCTTCTTTTGTTGCTAATATATTTAAAGAACCTGGTAAATATAAATTTGATGAAACAAGTAAGTTATTTAATGAAGAAGCCACAAAGTTCAGAACAAATGGATACTACTGTGAAGCTGTCTTTAAATCCAAAGACTTCATCAACTACTGGGATGATCAAAAGCAAAGATGCAAAAGAGGAGTTATATTTAAATCCGGAGACAACATCTGGTACATTACCAGAGAATATTATATGTGGCTTAACTTCTTGCCCATATTTGATAAAGAACAACAGCTATTTGACTTTGCTAAAATCAGGGATGCACAGTACCACATGGCCATTTATGAATTACTGGCAGAGCTCAACTACAAACATGTTGCAATTCTCAAAAAGCGACAGATAGCATCCTCATATTACCATATGGGTAAGCTAATAAACCAACTATGGTTTGAGCCTGGAGTTACACTTAAAATGGGTGCCAGTCTAAAAGACTATATTAATGAGAAAGGTTCTTGGAAGTTCTTAGATGAATATGCTGCATTCTTAAATGAACACACTGCTTGGTATAGACCAATGAATCCACAGAAAGTAATGATGTGGCAACAGAAGATTGAGGTTAGAAAAGGAGATAGAAAAAATGAAGTAGGTCTCAAAGGTACTATCCAAGGTATGTCATTTGAGAAAGACCCAACCAATGGTGTCGGTGGACCAGTTAAATACTTCTTTCATGAGGAAGCAGGTATTGCTCCTAAAATGGATCAGACATATGAGTATATGCGCCCGGCCATGAGATCTGGACTTATTACAACTGGTATGTTTATAGCAGCAGGATCAGTGGGTGACTTATCACAGTGTCAACCACTTAAGGATATGATCTTAAATCCTACATCAAAAGATGTATATGCTGTAGAAACAGACTTGGTAGATGATAAAGGCACTATAGGTTTATCAGGTTTATTTATTCCTGAACAATGGTCTATGCCTCCATATATTGATCAATATGGTAACTCACTTGTAGAAGAAGCACTAAAGGCTTTAGATGATCAGTTTGAAAAATGGAAAAAAGAACTAGCTCCGGAAGATTATCAGTTAAGAATATCTCAGCATCCAAGAAATATTAAAGAAGCTTTTGATCATAGAACTGTATCTGTATTTCCACCACATCTTCTTGCAGCACAAGAAAGAAGAATAAATGATAAAGATTATGGATATGAGTTTTTGGATATATCTACTGATGAAAATGGTAAACCAAAAGTTACACCAACAAGTAAAAGACCAATTTCAGAATTTCCTATTTCTAAAAAGACAGAAGATAAAACAGGAGTTTTAGTAGTTTGGGAAAGACCACCTAAAGATCCTGAGTTTACAACATATTATGCATCTATTGACCCCGTGTCAGAAGGTAAGACAACTACCTCAGAATCACTATGTTCCATCTATGTAATGAAAGCTCCAGTTCAAGTAAGTAAGGTTAATGGTACTGAAACTGAGACATATATAGAACAAGGTAAAATTGTAGCTGCATGGTGCGGTAGATTTGATGATATAAATAAAACACACCAGAGACTTGAGCTTATTATAGAATGGTATAATGCCTGGACAGTAATAGAGAATAACATCTCTCTCTTTATCCAGTATATGATATCCAGAAAGAAACAAAAATATTTGGTACCTAAGAGCCAGATCATGTTTCTTAAAGACCTTGGATCTAACAACAATGTATTCCAAGAATATGGTTGGAAAAATACTGGAACATTATTTAAGAATCACTTGCTCAGTTATGCTATTGAATACACTAAAGAAGAAATAGATCAAGAGACCAAATCAGATGGTACTATTGTAAGAACAAAATATGGTATAGAAAGAATACCGGATCCCATGCTTATTAAAGAGATGAGAGAATATGCAGATGGAGTCAATGTGGATAGGTTAGTATCTTTTGCTGCACTTGTTGCATTTATGAAAATACAGCACTCTAATAGAGGCTATCTTAAAAAAACAATTATGGATGATGCGGCTAAAAACTTGCAAAAGTCAGAAAATTTATATAAATTAAATAATAGTCCATTCCGACACATGGGAAGGACTCAACTCAGAAATGGTCAAAGCTTTAAGAGATCACCATTTAAACACTATAAATAAACACTATGCAAATATATAATGCATTACAGTTAAAGAAAGGAGCTAAAAGTGAGCATAATAGGATGGGTAGTATTACTCAACCTTTACAATTTGTTCCTAAAAAAGATAAAGATGAAGAGTGGGCAGCTTGGAACTTAGACTGGTTAGAGTGGAATGGTCTTAAACAGATCAGAAGAAATGCCCGCAGACTTATGAAAAACTATAAGCTAGCTAAAGGTATTATAGATAAGTCAGATTATATTATTGAAGAAGATAATGAGTATAGAGATATAGTAGAGGTTTTAACTAGAGAAGACCAGTCTGCTTTAGAATTAAAGTTCTATCCTATTATTCCAAATGTTATTAATGTTCTAGTAGCTGAATTTGCTAAGAGATCAACCAAACTTACATACAGAGCCATTGATGAGTTCTCATATAATGAGATGATGGAGCAAAAAAGAAAAATGGTTGAGGATACATTAATGGCAGATGCTCAAACAAAAATTGTTGCTGCATTATTAGAACAAGGGATGGATCCAAATACTCCTGAGTTCCAACAGCAAATAGATCCAAATCAGCTTAAGTCATTGCCAGAAATAGAAAACTTCTTCAAAAAAGATTATAGATCTATGATGGAGCAGTGGGCAACTCATCAGCATAAAGTAGATATAGAAAGATTTAAAATGGATGAGCTAGAGGAAAGAGGTTTCCGTGACATGCTTATTACAGATAGAGAGTTCTGGCACTTTAGAATGATGGAGGATGACTATGAAGTAGAGCTTTGGAATCCACCAGTTTGCTTTTATCATAAATCTCCGGATGCAAGATATATATCTCAAGGAAACTGGGTAGGAAAAATTGATATGTTAACTGTAGCTGATGTTATAGATAAATTTGGATACTTGCTTACTGAAGAACAACATGAAGCTTTAGAAGCAGTATATCCTATTAGATCAGCTGGATATATTGTGGGAGGATACCAAAATGATGGAACATACTATGATGCTACAAAGTCTCATGACTGGAATGTTAATATGCCTTCTCTTGCTTATAGACAATACACAACAATGATGGCTGGTTCTGTCTATGATGGCGGAGATATCATTAACCAAATCTTATCTGAAGGAGAAGACTATTTTGATCAAGGTACTGCTTACTTATTAAGAGTAACAACAGCTTACTGGAAGTCACAAAGAAAAGTAGGTCACTTAACTAAAATACTTGACACAGGTGAAGTAGTTAATGAAGTAGTAACTGAAGATTATAAAATTACTGATAAGCCAATATATGACACCAGACTCTTTAAGAATAAAAATAAAGACAATCTTATTTTTGGAGAGCATATAGACTGGATCTGGATTAATGAAGTATGGGGTGGTGTAAAGATTGGACCAAATTTACCAAGCTTCTGGGGTATGAATAATCCAGGAGGATTTTCTCCTATCTATATTGGAGTAGATAAGAACCACATTGGTCCATTAAGATTCCAGTTTAAAGGAGACTCAAGTTTATATGGTTGTAAACTTCCGGTTGAAGGAGCTGTATTCTCAGACAGAAATACAAAGTCTACAGCACTCATTGACTTAATGAAACCATACCAAATTGGATATAACATTGTCAACAATCAGATTGCAGATATACTAGTAGATGAACTAGGTACTGTAATTATGCTTGACCAAAACTCTTTACCAAGACATTCACTTGGAGAAGACTGGGGGAAAGGAAACTATGCTAAAGCATATGTGGCAATGAAGAACTTCCAGATTCTTCCACTTGATACATCTATTACAAATACTGAGAATTCATTAAACTTCCAGCACTTCCAGAAACTTGATCTAGAGCAGACCAATAGATTAATGTCAAGGATTAACTTAGGAAACTATTTTAAGCAGCAAGCATATGAAGTAATAGGAGTTAACCCACAAAGAATGGGTCAGCAAATTTCACAGCAAACTGCAACCGGTGTTGAACAGGCACTTAATGCTTCTTATGCGCAAACAGAAATGTACTTTATACAGCACTGTGATTATCTAATGCCAAGGGTGCACCAGATGAGAACAGACTTAGCACAGTTTTACCACTCTACAAAGCCATCTGCGAGGTTAACTTATATAACCTCTGCAGATGAGAAAGTAAACTTTGAGATTAATGGTACAGATATGCTATTAAGAGATCTTAATATATTCTGTACTACAACTGCAAATCATAGAGCAGTCTTAGAGCAATTAAAGCAGATGGCTGTACAGAATAATACTACTGGTGCTTCTATCTATGACTTAGGTAAAGTTATTCAGTCAGATTCAATTGCTGAACTTAATAATGCTCTTAAATCTTCTGAAGATAAAACACAACAGCAAAAACAAGCTGAAATGCAACAACAACAGCAAATGCAACAAGAACAACTTCAAAAACAACAAGAGTTAGAGAAGATGAAGATTGATGCACAAGCTATGGAGAAAGAGAAAGATAGACAAAGAGATATCTTGGTTGCAGAAATTAGAGCTGCTGGTTATGGATCTATGGCTGATGTTAATCAAAATCAAATGTCAGATTATGCAGATGCTATGAAAGATATTAGACAGACAGAACAGTATCAAGAGCAAACAAATCTTCAGAGAGAAAAAGAAGTTAACAGAATGAATGCTGAGTCTCAGAAGAATGAAATTGAGAGAGAAAAGATAGCTGCACAAAGAGAGATTGCTAATAGACAGTTACAAATTGCTCAGGAAAACAAAAACAAGTATGACAAAAAGAATGATAGTGGGGAATAGTTAGCTATATAATGCAAAAAAAGATTGCAGCCTATCTAAATTTCTGAAGTTTATTTTGTATATTAAAGTATAAACAAAAACCAACAAAATGGAAGATTTAAACAAAAAGCTTGATGATCAAGTTCAAGACTCTACTGTTGTAGAGCAGCTTGATATCAATGTTGATGAAATCTTTGGAATGCCAGGAGCAGAAAATGTAATGTTACCTGACTCTGGCAAAGAAGAAGAAAAAGCTAAATCTGTTTTTTCAAAGGAAGCAACAGATTACACGTTCCTTGATAACTCAGCTAAATCTCCTCAAGAAAGGGAAGAGGCAGCTGAAAAGAAAGCAGAAGTTGAAGAAACTATTGCTGAACTAGATGGTCTTATTTCACAAGAAGAAGATGCTGGTAATAAAGGTAGACCAAAGGTTGATAAATCAGGTCTACTAGAACTAGCAACTAAAATGCTTGAAGATGGTCTCTTATTTCCTTTTGATGATGGCAAGCCTATTGAGGAGTACACAACAAAAGACTTTAGAGAATTATTTGAGGCTAACTTTCAAGAGAGAGAAGCTGCTTTAAGAGAAAATACTCCAAAAGAATTTTTTCAAGCTCTTCCAGAAGAACTACAAATTGCTGCAAAATATGTAGCAGATGGTGGTCAAGATCTTAAAGGTTTGTTTAGAACTCTTGCTCATGTTGAAGAGATGAGAGATTTAGATCCTACAAGTGAAAGAGATCAAGAAGAAATAGTAAGGCAGTATCTTTATGCAACTGGTTTTGCTGATGGAAATCCTGATGAGATTGAGGAAGAAATCAGAGATTGGGCTGACATGGATAAATTAGAACAAAAAGCCAGACAGTTCAAACCAAAATTAGATAAGATGCAGGAAGAGATTGTTGCTAGACAACTTGCAGAGCAAGAACATAGAAAGCAACAACAGGCTCAACAAGCAAAAGCTTACCAAGATAATGTATATAGTACATTAGCACAAGGTGAGTTAGGAGGACTAAAACTTGATAGAAAAACTCAAGGGTTACTTTACTCCGGACTTGTTCAGCCAAGTTATCCTTCAATTTCTGGTAAACCTACAAACTTACTTGGTCACTTATTAGAGAAGTATCAGTTTGTACAACCAAGACATGATTTAATTGCTGAAGCACTTTGGTTACTTGCAGATCCGGAAGGATACAAAGGTAAAGTAAGAGAGATAGGTGGTAAAGCAGCTACAGAAAAAGTAGTAAAGCAATTAAAAACAGAAGAAGGTAGAAAGCTAGCATCTTCATATGGTGGAACAAATACAGACAATGAGCCAAGAAGACAACCAGCAAGTAAACCAGCAAGAACAGTTTCTAGACCAGGAAATATGTTCAAAAGATTTTAAGTAGTAACTAATAAACAAACAAATAAAAATGGCAACTCCAGTTTTAAACAATGGTATCTTTCTACGGGATACAGCCTATGCGGCAACTTCACACGTAGATTCTTACCACTTGGTTAACATGTTGAAGGATGCAGAACCAATGGACTTAGGTCCAGTAGACCTTTGGGCAATGGCTCAGAAGGTGGAAATGCCTCTTTACCAAATGTCTAGCTTTGGTGGTAAAAATGTAATTATGGTTGACAATGCTCGCGGTGAGTATAAGTGGCAGACTCCAGTATCTGTGGATCTTCCTTATATCATTGAGGATATTGAACCAGATAATAGCTTCAAAGGTGTAGATGGTACTACTTTCCGCATCAAACTTAGCAGAAGAGAATTTGGACATGGGGATATTATTACCTATGACAAATACAATGGGGCTGAGATGTACATTGTACCAACTGAAGATATTTTACCAGTTAATGATGGATTTATCTATACTGTTCAGTTAGTAGACAATGACAACAACCGTTTCTTAGATAACAAGTATTTATCAAATGGAACTAAGGTATTTAGAAAAGGTTCTGCTAGAGGTGAGTATGGTGAGAGATTCTCTGACATCCAAACAAGAACTGGTTTCCGTGAATTCTACAACTTTGTAGGTGGAGCTGAAGCACATGTTCATTACTCTATTTCTTCTAGAGCTGATTTGATGATCAAAGGTGGTATGAATGCAGATGGTACAGTTCCTGTAACTGAGATCTGGAGAAACTTTGGTGCAACTAATGATCCTTCTATCACTTCATTAGAAGACATGGTTAAGGTAATGGGTAAAGACAAAGTAAAGAAAGCATTTGATAATGGAGACTTATCAAGAACTTTCTTGACTACTATGGAAGCTGCTCACTTAACTAAAATTGCTACTGATATTGAGACTTACTTAATGTGGGGACAAGGAGGTAGAGTTAAGCAAGATGGTCCAGATGATCTAAGATTATCAGTAGGTCT